GGACGAGCTGGTCACCATCATCGACGAGATGCGCAAAGAGCGTGAAAACACCCGCGCCGACTATCGCCGGGTGCTGATCGAGCTGGAGCAGGAGCGGGAGAAGCGCCGGGCATTAGCCGTCCGGATGGAGACCTTTGAAAACCTGTGCGCCGACAAAGACAGGGAACTCGAGGCCCTGCGCTGCGAAGTCGAGACGCTGCGCAGCGAGATCGCCGGCCGCGACCAGCGCATCGCGGAACTCACGGTGGAAGTTGAAGAGCTGCGCGCGCTCGTTGAAAAGCTGGGCGGGCAGCCGCCGCGCAAAAAGGCTGTTGGACGATAAAGGATCCGAATGGAGTACACGACTGAGGCAAAGGGCAACGTCCTGACAGTACGATTTACCGGCGTCTCAGCCGGGTGGGAGCAGTGGATACTCCTTTCGAGCGACCGGCATCACGACAACATCCACTGCCAGCGGAACCTTGAAAAAGAGCACCTTGATCAGGCCCTGGAGCGCGGCGCCCTGATCCTGGACTTTGGGGACTTATTTTGCGCCATGCAGGGCAAGTACGACCCCAGATCGAATATGGATGATATTCGACCCGAGGACGTGGGCGCCGACTACCTGGACCGCATCGTCAAACACGCCGCCGAGGACTACGGGCCTTATGCCGCTAACTGGTTGCTATGTGGCAAAGGGAACCACGAGACTTCAATCCTGAAAAGGCACGGCGTTGATCTTACGTCCAATCTGGTGCACCGGCTCAACACCGACTATGGCGGCCGGGTGCATGTGGGCGGGTACGGCGGGTGGGTGCGCTTCTTGTTTGGCGATGGGAAGCGGGTCCGGGCGGCTAAGAACCTGAAGTACCACCACGGCGCGGGCGGCGGAGGACCGGTCACCCGCGGCGTTATCCAGACCAACCGGCAGGCCGTGTATCTGCCGGACGCCGATATCGTGGTGAACGGGCACACGCATGACTCGTTCTGGGTTCCGATTGCCCGTGAGCGACTATCGACCCGGGGCGTTGTGGGGCGTGATATCACGCACTATATCCGCACGCCGTCCTATAAGGACGAGTATGGCGACGGCTCGGGCGGGTGGCATGTGGAGAGATGGGGGCCGCCGAAACCTATCGGCGCCATATGGATGGTGTTCCGGGCCAACCGGCGGCGGACCAAATCGGATTATTTGCATATTGATATTGAGTTTATCCAGGCGGTGACATAGTGAGCGCTAAACAGATCCTGACAGTCGCTATCCGACGCATGGCGCACGCCGTAAGCGGGCAGCTCAACCTTGCGACCTGGGACCCGCGCAAGGGGGCAAAGGGCGTGGATCTCAGCCATTGGAATGGCAAAATCGATTGCGACAAATTGGCCGGCTCGGACCTGGATTTCATTTTCGTCAAGGCGACCGAGGGCGATAACTTCGTAGATCCGCAGTTCCGCCACACCTGGTCCGGACTGCACGGGCGCAAGCTGCGCGGCGCATACCACTTCTTCCGCCCTCGCATCGATGCCCGCCGGCAGGCCGACCACTACATCACACAAGTGCACACCGATCAGGGCGAGATCGTGCCGTCGCTCGACGTGGAGGTTTGGGACGGATTGGGGCCGGCTGCAGTCGGCAAGGCGGCGCAGGAGTGGAATGGACGCGTGCGGGACAACCTGAGCATCAGGCGACCGTTGATCCTGTACACCAATTACAGCTTTGCACAGGCGCTCGCACCCTACCTGGACCTGGACACGTGGGAGTTATGGCTCGCATGGCCGGACGCCACGCCTTACGTCTGGCCGGCAACGCCGAAGGGATGGAAGAAGCCGGCGCTTTTCTGGCAGTGGTCGTGGACTTCTGGCGGCTATCCAGGCATCGCTGACCAGACCGTAGACGCAAACTTCTTCCGCGGCGACCGGGCCGCACTTCTCGATTGGGTGGGGGTTGCGCCAAACGAACCGCCGGAGCCGGAGCCGGAACAGCCGGCAGGAGATGACGAAATGAAAACTGTATTTTTGCCGCTGGTGAACAACCAGAACATCAGAAGCGGACCGGGTACGAATTACCCGAGTATAGGCAAAATCAAAATCGGTCAGGAACTCTACCCGGCGCGGGGAGTCTGCATCAAGAACGCCGGCGAGGTGTGGCTGCGCTTTGACGCCGGCTGGGTTGCCGCGGTGCACGGCGGCCGGCAGTACCTGCAGGCCAAATGACAGCCCAGCACGCCCGCCGCTGCGTGCCCTGTTCCGTCCGGCATGACCGCTGGCTGGTTTGAGCAAGGAGCTGCGCTAGATGACCGTCCTGGTGCATGATACCTTCACGGGTACTAATGGAACGCTTCTGACCGCCCACACTCCTGACACGGACGTGGTGGGCGGCGGCTGGCAGCAGATTCCGGGAACCATAGGGAGCCTGCAGATCTTCTCGAATGCGGCTGTTGCCCTGGGTGGATCGAACGGTCAGCAGTTCGGAAACTACATTGAAACGGGCGAGTCGGACGTAAAAATCACCTGGTCCGTGGCGCTACCGGGGGCGAACGTGGTGTACCCGTCCAGGATGGTTTTTCGGTACGTGGACGAGAACAACTATCTTGCGGTCAACATAATCCCAACGTCCAATTCGATTTATCTCGAAAGGGTTGTCTCCGGGAGCGCTTCCGTTATCCCGGTAAGTGACTACCTTCCCTTCTCGGGTTTCCAGGGTCTCCCTGCTACAACGGCGGCCGGCGCGGCTTTCAATGACCTGGTGCTGATTGCGGAGGGGTCAGAAATTACCCTGTACCGGGGCGACCAGGCCATTACCTATCACCAGATCACAGACTTTATGACCGCGACCAAGCACGGCCTCCTCGGTGCTCACCGCGCGGCGGGGCCGACCGCTTTCGACAATTTCAAAGTCGAAACGGTCCCCACCCGGACCTACGAGGATCCGGTGATCTGGCTCAAGGCCGATGAAGGCGCTTACACCAGAGATGGGGTATTAGCAGCGGATACTCAGCGGGTTCCGTTTCTCCTGGACAAGTCCGGCCGCGGAAATTCTGCGCTGAACCATATCACCAATGAGTTTGCCTACTTCGACGCAGACGGTTACAACGGGGAGCCTGCAATTCAGTTCGTTGGTTCAAGCAGCACTAACCTGCAATACGCACTTCCCGCATCAAAGGACGCCGGACTGACGATCTTTTATCTTTTCAAGGTTCCGTCATCGTTCACCGTTTCCTCACACAACGACCCGATGCGGCTCACGACCCGCCCGACCGAGACCCCAGGGGTGGGCGGAAACGATGACGATAGGTTCATGTTCACCTATATTGCCGAGGACGGGCAGCGGGCCCGGCTGCGGTATATGCAGGATGGGAGTTTTGAGTTTCAGTTTCTTTCATCTCTGACCCCGGATGATCAGTGGCACTTAGTCGCCTGGTCGCAGGACTTCGCAAACGGAACGGCGATCATTCGCATTGATAAATCGACGGTGTTCACGGCCACCGGCTTGAATCCGCCGGATTCGGACTACGCCTGGGGCGGGATCGGGAGCGCACTGGCTGGCTCGTATGCGATGGATGTATGGGTCAGGGAATTTCGCGGCTACGACTACCCCATGAGTGAGTCGGAGCTGGCCGCGATTGAGGCCGAGATCCTTGGCGAGGCGCCGATCGCGGACGAGCTGAGCGCAACCGGGATCGACACCGGCGCGCCGACCCTAGGCGCCCCGGTCTTGGGCCAGGTACACGCCCTGACTGCGCCTACCCTGGACACAGGCGCTCCCGTCCTTGGCACACCGGCGGTTGGGCAGATGCATGTCCTGAGCGCATCCAACCTGAGCGCCGGCGCACCTGTACCCGGCAGTCCCGCCATCTTGCAGACGCACGCCCTGACTGCATCCGGCATCGCCACTGCCGCCCCGGACGTCGCAAGCCCGGCCCTCGGCCAGGTGCATGCGCTGGCGGCCCCCGGCATCACGACTGGAGCGCCCGTCCTGGATAACCCGGCGCTGGATTCGTCGAGCGCCACGGACAGCCTGAGCGCCGCGGGCATTACGACCGGCGTCCCTACGCTCGACAGCCCGGCGCTCGGCCAGATCCATGCTCTCAGCGCCGCAAGTTTCGACGCCGGCGCACCCGTCATCGCATCGCCCCTGCTCGGCCAGGCGCACGTATTCACCACCGGCGGCATTGTGACCGGAGCGCCAACGCTTGACGAGCCGGACATCGGCCAGGCGCACACGCTGGCCGCCGGGGAGCTTACGACCGGCGCACCCTTGCTCGGAGCGCCAACATTTGTGCAGATCCACGCTCTGGCGGCTGGCGAGCTGCTCGCCGGTATCCCTGACCTGGAGGCGCCGGCGCTGGACCTGGGAGCCATCGTCACGCCGGGCGAGCGCACCTATTCAATCCCCGCAGAGCTGCGGGTGTACACAGTTAAGTTTGAGAATAGAACCTACTCAATCAAGAGGTGAGAAATGGCATACCTGAATGATCGCGTATTAGACAACGGCCTGACCGTGCTCAACGCCGAGGCTGACGCCCTGCACATATGCTCGCAGGAGCCGACAACCTTCACGGAAGCAACCGTCACTTACACGCTCGGCAATAAGACGAGCCTGTCAGTCGGCGCACCGACCGACCGCACCGGCGGCGGTCGCAAGGTAGTTGTGGCGGCCATCACCGACGGCGAGGTGACCGGAACCGGCACGGCGTCTCACTATGCCATCGTGGACACGGTGAACAGCCGCTTGCTGGCCGCGGGCGCACTGAGCGCACCGCAGGCCGTGACCAGCGGCAACGTCTTTACTCTGTCATCCTTTGATATCGGCATCCCTGATCCGGCATAACGGGGCGCTGCTATGGCGACCGGAAACGTCTACACCAAAGACCCGGCGGCAGAGCTTGACTACAAGTTCGACTGGTCAGACTGGCTGACCGACGGCGACACGATCCAGGACGCAAGCGTAACGGCGACGGCTGGTCTGACCGTGGCGCCCGACCCGACCGTGACGGCAACCGCCGTCACCTGCTGGTTATCAGGCGGCACAGCGGGCCTGGACTACACCGTCACCTGCCAGATTAAGACCGCCGCCGGGCGCGTTGACGAGCGCAGCATTAAGGTACAGGTTCGGGAGCGGTGACGATGACAGCCCGCACCCCGTGGAAGCACAACGGCCGGTTCATGCCGTGGTGGTTGTCGTTTACGCAGGTCTGGAGCGGCCGCGGCATCGGCCGCTGGTGGAAGCGCCGCTTGTCCAAGGTGCGGCGCAGGGCATGGCGTGATCCACACCAGCGCGGCCTGGCCGGGATCGAGAGCACCGTCAACTGGAAAAGACTGGTGAGCATGGCGATGTTTAGAAAGAATAAGACCTACGAGCCGGTGACGGACGATGCCTGATACCACCTGTGATACCACGCTCGGGCCGCTCGTTATGCTCGTGCGAGTAGACAGGCAGGGCAAAGTCCACCGGCAGGTAATGCCGGCCGCGCTCGCCGTGCTGCTCGCCGGGCATGACGTGCTCAACGGCGTCCATTGGGTGCGAGCGTGGATCGTGGCGGACGACGTGGATATGGGCGCATGGGACAGGAGCGTATGAAACTATATCACAAGAACCCCCGGCAGATAACCGCCAAGCAGTACGCCGACCTGGAACGTTGGCTGCGCGAGTTAGGTGACCTGTCGGGCATCGTGCATGACCTGAACACGGACGAGATCATCGGCGGCAACCAGCGAAGCCGCGTGTTCGACATCAACAAGTGTGAGATCGAGCTGACCAACGGGCCGCACGAGCCGGACGAACAGGGGACCGTCGCGCTCGGTTGGGTGATTTGGGAGGGTAAGCGGTACGCATACCGTCAGGTGCGGTGGACGCCAGAGCAGTGTGAGAAGGCGAATATTGTAGCGAACAAGGCCGGCGGTGAGTGGGATTTTGACATTCTCGCCAACCAGTTCGAGATGCCCGATTTGATTGAGTGGGGCTTCAAGCCGCAGGAACTAGGTATTGATGATGTGCCCGACTTTGCGCCGGTTGATGAAAGCGAACAGCCACGCCTAGACCAGAAAAAGCCCGTTGTTTGTCCTGAATGCGGGCATGAGTTTGTGCCGAAATGACAGAGTTGAAGGTGGACTGGTGCAGCTATCAGGCTGCGAAATACGCGGTGGAGCATTGGCATTACAGCCGCAGAATGCCAGCGGGTCGAAATGTTTATATTGGTGTTTGGGAAAGCGGCGAATTTATAGGTGCGGTTCTGTTCGGCTTGGGTTCGGGCAGCTCGACCAACGGCAAACGCTATGGACTGGCTTCATCTCACGAAATGGCAGAGTTGACCAGAGTTGCACTAAGGGAACATAAAGCGCCGGTGTCGCAAATTGTGGCGCAAGCTATTAGACTAGTAAAGAAACAGTCGCCTGGTTTACGGTTGCTAATTTCAATGGCTGATCCTGCTCAGGGGCACGTAGGGGCGATTTATCAAGCTATGAATTGGGTTTATACCGGGGTTACGAAGCCGGACGTGCTTTATTTCAGCCGGGGCGAATGGGTGCATCATCGAACGGCGACAAGTCGCGGGAGCGCCAAAGGTTTACCTTCCAAGAAGCTGCCGCCGAAGCACCGCTATCTCTATCCCCTCGACCGTGCGATGCGCCGCCAAATCGAGCCACTACGCAAGCCGTATCCAAAGCGCGAACCATGCGGGCAAAGTGTCGAAGGTGACACAGCTTCCGACCAGGAAGCAGGGGCGGGTTCGATCCCCGCTGCCCGCTCTACCGACTTCACCCACATCGAGCCGGAGCGGGTGGAGTAATCCTCGATTGGTCTGATATTTATGGCAAAGCCTAACCAGTTCAAAGCACAGGACTTTATCGACGCAATTCCCGGAACGGGCGGGATTATCGTCGCTATTGCGCGCAAGGTGGGCTGCAACTGGCACACGGCGAAGCGCTACATCGAGACTTATCCAACGATAAAAGCAGCCTATGATGACGAGTGTGCCGCGATAGATGACCTGGCGGTATCGACGGTCCTGAAGGCGATCAAGGACGGCGACGTATCGACGGCGAAGTGGTGGCTGGCGAAGAAGCGGAGGAGTGAGTTCGGCGATAGCGTGGATATTAGCGGAACGGTCAATCATGTGATCGTGGTTAATTGGGACGATGGAGAGAATCACGAGGATTGACGTAAAGCCGCACCCTGGACAAGCGGCAGTACACAAGCACCCGGCGCGGTTCAAGGTTCTGGCGGCGGGCCGGAGATGGGGCAAGACGCGCCTCGGTGTGTACGAGTGCCTGGATTGTGCGGCCAAGGGCGGGCGCGCCTGGTGGGTCGCTCCTAATTACAAGATGGGTGAAGTCGGTTGGCGTCCCCTGCGTCGGATGGGTTCAAAGATCGGCGCGAAAGTGCGACGGGCAGACCGCCAACTAATCCTGCCCGGTGGTGGTGAAGTGACTGTCCGTAGTGCCGATGATCCACAAAGCCTGCGCGGTGAAGGATTGGACTTGATCGTGGTGGACGAATGCGCTTTTATGGCGGAAGAAGCCTGGACGGAAGCCCTGCGGCCTGCACTGTCCGACCGGAAGGGGCGCGCCATTTTTATTTCCACGCCAAAAGGGCGCAATTGGTTCTGGCGGCTGTGGCAGCGCGGCCTGGGCGATGATCCGGAGTGGCACTCCTGGCAGCTACCAACAAGCGATAACCCGTACATTGACCCGGCTGAGATCGAAGCGGCGCGCCAGTCGTTGCCAGAGCTGACGTTCGAGCAGGAGTATTTGGCCGTGTTCCTTGAAGGACAGGGCGCCGTGTTTCGCAACGTCGCCGCGTGCCTGACAGCGCCGCTTGACGCAAAGCCTGAGCAGCACCGCGGGCACGAGATCGTTGCAGGTTTGGACTGGGCAAAACAACATGACTTCACCGCCACGTCTGTCGGCTGTGCAACGTGCAAGATCGAGCTGGCCCGCGACCGGTTCAACAAGATAGATTTTCATTACCAGTGGAAGCGCATCGAGCAGTTCTGGACTGAGTGGGGTGTCACGTCGGCGCTCGTCGAAGTAAACAGCATCGGCGAGCCAGGGTTTGAAGCGTTAGAGCGAGCCGGCCTGCCGGTGGTTGCATTTACAACGACCGCCACGACGAAGCCGCCGCTGATCGAGAACCTGGCGCTGATCTTTGAGCGTGCGGAATGGCAGTGGCAGGCTGACGCGGTATGGACGGCAGAACTCGAAGCATACGAACGCAAGGTATCACCCCTCACCGGGCGCAGCCAGTACAGCGCGCCGGATGGGATGCACGATGACACCGTAATTGCACGTGCGCTTATGGCATGGCAGGCAACTAACAGAGCACGCGTTGAAATCGTCAAAGACCCGTTCGCCGGGTGGTAGGAGCACAAATGAGCATATTCGACAATTTACGCAATTGGTTCCTGGCGCCACTACTCCAAAATGGCGGCGAAGGCATGGAGCGATTGGCGGCGGCTGAGCAGCGCCGCAATTACCGACAGGGCGTCCAGCGCCGCTATCTGAAACGCAGCCGTGCCGGGGTTGATGACAACCTGGTTATTAACTTCTCCGGCTTGATCGTTAACCGCTCGGTATCCATGCTTCTCGGCGGCGGTGTCAAGTTTGACCTGCCGGGCGAAGGCGAAACGCCGGCTGACCAGTACATTCAGGCCGTGATGGACGCCAACAAGCAGGAGATCCTGCTACTGAAGGCGGCGTTGCTTGCGAGCGAGCAGGGGACGGGATACTTGAAGATCATCCCCGATGCGATCACCTACACCATGCGCACCCCGGCAGAAGTGGACGACGCGGGAAACGTGGTGCGCCAGGCTACCGCGCAGGAAATCGTGTTGCCGCGCCTTGTCGCGCTTGACCCGGCGATCGTGCGGATTGATACCCGGCCTGATGATGTGGAGGACGTGCTACGCTACGTTATCGAGTATGTCATCGTCGAAGGACAGACGGTGATTGCCAGACGGGAAACCATCGAGCGCGACGACGGCGTGGAAATTGACGAGGCGGGAGTACCGCAGATCGTGCGTGATCCGGCATGGGTGATAGTCAACGCTGAAAGCCATAACGGGATGCCGTTTGTCGAAACAAGCCGCGAGGTATGGCCTTATCCGTTCCCGCCGGTATTGCACTGGCAGAACCTACCCAACCCAACCAGCGTCTACGGCACCCCTGACCTGACTGACGACGTGATTGAATTGCAGGACAAGTACAACTTCACCGTAAGCAACCTGTCGAAGATCATCCGCCTGTACGCCCATCCGCAGCGGTACGCGCGGCAGCTCGGTTCGACAAGCACCGTCACTATCGGCCCGGACGAAATGCCGAATTTCAATTCTGAGCATGGCGGCATCTTCCAACTGGAGCCGATCGGCGACCTGGCGGGGGCGCAGGCGTTCGCCCTGTCCCTGCGCCAGTCCTTGTTTGACATCACACAGACGGTTGACTTTTCCAGCATAGCGGACAAGATCGGGGCACTCACCAACTTTGGGCTGCGGGTGCTCTACACCGACGCACTCGCCAAACTCGGCGTCAAGCGTAGACTGTTCGGGGATGCGCTGACTGAGCTGGTCCGCCGCTTGCTGATCATTGGCGGACTCGACCCCGACCCGGGCGAGATCGTGTGGCCGGATGCCTTACCGCTCAACGCCACCGAGCAGTCGCAGGTCCTGGCGACTGATATGGCGAACGGGCTGGTAAGCAAGCAGACGGCCGCCGAATTGCGCGGTTACAACTGGACAGTCGAGCAGGAACGCATGGAAGCCGAGCGCGAAGGCGAAGATAATCTTGGTGCCGCACTCCTGCGGGCGTTCAACGCGGGTCAGTAAAGCATGCCTGAACAATCCCCAGTCCTCGCCGCCGCCGCAGAGTACAAAGCGGCACTTATGCGAAAGGAAGCCGCAGCCGTCAACAGGCTGGTGGCGGCCTACAAGCGTTCATTGGATCGCATCGAGCGCAGCGTGGAAGCACTCGTCGCGGCGATTGGCGACGACCGTCCGACACGCGGGCAACTGCTGCGAATGAAACGGTACCGCGAGCTGACAGAGCAGGTGCTTGACGAACTGCGCGGCTTGCAGGCGCTCACCCGTCATGAGATGGATCAGGCGGCCCGCATCGGCATCCAGGCCGGCGGCGTGGACGCGGCGAAACTGATGAGCGTGTCGATCACAGGCGGCGTGGGGCTGGCGGGCCAGTTTAACCGGCTGCCAGTAGCCGCGATCGAGCAGCTTCTCGGCTTCCTTGCCCCCGATGGCCCGCTTTACCAACGCCTGCAACTGCTCGCGCCTGTCACCACGGAGTACGTTGCGGACGCAATTGCTGAAGGCGCGTTACTCGGGCACAACCCGCGCCGCATCGCCGCCAGCGTCCAGCGTGCGTTTGGACGGGGGCTGACGGACAGCCTGCGCTTTACCCGCACGGTGCAGCTGTGGAGCTATCGCGAGGCGAGCCGGGCAACGTATCTTGCTAACCCAAACGTGGTGCAAATGTGGCAGTGGTCGAGCGCGCTGGATAGCAGGACATGCAGCGCCTGCATTGCGATGCACGGCTCAACGCATCCACTGAGCGAGCCGTTGCGCGGACATTACAACTGCCGGTGCTCCCCCGTACCTGTGGTGGTCGGGTTTGATCCATCCATTAAGCAGAACGGCGAAGAATGGTTTCGGGCACAGGATGAAGCCACACAGCGGGCCATATTGGGGCCGGGCAGGTTTGATGCGTGGAAAGCCGGCAAGTTCGAGTTCAGGGCAATAGCCGGCGAACATGAAGATACCGTGTACGGGCGAATGATCGTGGAACGGCCACTCAAGGAGCTTACCCGCCAATGATCGAGACAGCGCCAGACGCTACAACAAGCGATATAATTACACCAAGAACACGCATCCTGCTCATGGCGATCAGGCAGGCGCTCATCATGGTGTTAGGCGCGCTGGAAGATTACCTGGAGATCGAGCGGAGCATTGTACCGAGACGTAAGCGATAGGAGGCAACAACGATGGCAAGCGTCAGCATTTCAGGCGTAAGGGAAGCGAGGGAGTCTTTCGAGGCGATGGCTCGCAGGGTGATGGAGAACCAGGCCGCACACATTGAGATGATGGCCGCGGCATACCTGAAGGCAACCGACCTGCCACCGGACAGGGTTGAGCTTGTGCAGGAAAACCAGGGGAATAAGATCATCTGGTACTTTCGGGAGCGACAGCCGGAAAAGATCGTAACCATGAGCGCAATTGACAAATTCGACCATACAGAGATCGAGTAACCTGGAGGCCGTCATGCCCGATTTCCTGAACCCCGACCCGTCCAAAGTTTACAGCGACACAGAGCCGCAAGCCGCCCCTACTGGCGCGTCGAAGTCCCTACAGGCGCTCGTTGCAATCCTTGTGTTCGCCGCCGTCCTTCTGGCGATGTTCGTGAGCTTCGATGCCGGCATCTTCATTGCACTGCTGGCAATCCTGGCGGTACTTTGGGAGATTTACAATCGCATTGCTTCTGGTGACTGCTCTCCCCCCTGAAGGGGGGAGCTTCTAGGGGTCTAACCCCATGCTCGCCAGCCCGCGAGCAAGAACATTCAGAGACGCA